AGAGAAGCATCGACAAACCTATCTTTACCATCGATGATTATTCTTTTCTTAAAGAACTTTTTCCATATAGCAGTATAGACTTTATTTTCATGAGTCACAGTAATGAGATTAATATCTTTACCATTTGTTTCTAACATATCAGCTTCAGTATCGAAAAATCCAGTTGTAACAGCAGATGGTCTTAATCCACTTTTTTCAAATGTTTTCTGTAAAGCTCCTTTAATTAATACTTCAATATGGATATCAGCACCATAGACATAAGGACTATCGCATAATTGATTTAATTGAGGATTTCTTCTAGGATAAAATCCATTTAGCCTATGAAATAACTCTCTTGGTAATTCATGATTATAAACATCATACTTATCAAGATTTTCCATATATTCATATTCTTTTTTATACTTATGTGTTCTTAATCCAGGTTTTGTTAAATAAAAACTCCTTTTAGGTTTATCGATAACAATAACTTCTGGGGTTGATATTCCCATGTGGTGTCTATTAACTTTAGCAACAACTGCATCACCGTCTTCATAATCAACATGACAACTATGAACAAATTCATAAACAGGTTTTTCATTATAGACATTGATAGGTTCTGGGTTACTTGACATAAGAGATCCTTGATGTCTTATGTTGAAAATACATATGATGTCGGTCTTTAAGTTAATTTAATTTTTGATTTATACAAAAAAATACACAGGATGGTGAGCTTTCGCCCACCATCCCATGCATCACGTGTTTTTCGACTTTGACTTATTCGCAGGTATTAAGCCTGGGGATCAGTCTCATCGATTTCAGCATCGGCATTAACTAAGGCCTGACCGACACCATCGACACCTGAAGTCAGAACGCCATCGTTGCCAACCAGAGGATTGTTGTTCACCTGGATGGATTCAGACAACATCAGCTTCAGAATGGCATCGAGACCCTTAACGCTGATGATCATGCCGATCGGGTTCGTCGGGTAGACGACCTCACGGCTGTTGGCGACAGCGCGCTGAGTCACGGCCATGGCGTTGTTGAACGTGAACTTGCCGGCGAAGATGCCACGGTCCAGATTCTTGCCAAAGCTGATGACGCTTTCCGGGTCAGCATCGCGAACCGGGACGATGAGCATCAGACCTTCAAAGTTCTTGTACGACGTGGCGACGCAGTCGATGCGTGAGCCGTTCGGAAGATAGAAGCTGTAGTCTGCCGACGGAGCTTCTTCGACGCGAGTGTCGTTCAGTTCGTTGAAGTAGGTTTTGATGGCCAGCAGGGTTGCAATGATCGTCGGGGTGGTGACCAGACGATACACAGCCTTTTCGCCAGGGTTCAGCTGGTTCAGGTACAGCGAGGTCAGCTGCGAGTCGGCGATGATCGCATTCAGACGATTCATAACCAGCGAATGCATGTCCGAGTTACGCTCGGTTTCACGCATAACGACGGCATTGGAAACGTCCAGAACACCACGCCAGACATTCGGGTTACACAGAGTGCCGGCCAGGAAGTCCTGAGCCACCGAATTGTACCAGTCGATGAGGGGATCGGTTTCCTCGTGCTTCAGGCGATTGTAGACGTTGTTCAGGCACTCGCCGATCATGCGAACGGCCTTGGCATCATTGCCCAGCGACATGATATCATTGAGGATCTTGATGATGTCTTCGGCCGACTTGCCTTCAGTGTCCTTGATGCTGTATTCGGCGGTGTACATGCGAGACACGGGAATATAGAAGGACTGCTCCTTCTGTGTCACGCGAGCCGAAATATTCGCCTTGCGCATATTTTCTTCGCTGTACTGGGCGAAGGGTTCGAAAGCGAACAGCGAGAAGGACAGCTTGTTGTAAGCAGTATTCACGGCATCCGCAACGGTCGTGCCGGCGGCAGGGAAAAGCTGGGCGTTCAAGCTACCATAGCCTGTCGAGGCGCCGGTCTTGAGGTTAAGCTTCATGGTGAAGTTGAGATCGATTTCGGCACCGGCGTCACCAAGAACAGACAACAACGATGACGCAGTGCCCGCAGCGGTAACAGCAGTCGAAGGAATGACACGCTGGATACGAGGAGCTGCTTCACGATCGGCCGAGTCGTTCGTGTTGGTGCGCTGCACCAGACGCGAGGCTGCCTGATATTCGGTACGAACAGGGATATATTCCGTGGTCGTGCCGTCGGTGACGGCGATCCAGACTTCGCGAACATAGGCGCCTTCGCCGATGATGTCAGTCCAGTTCAGATTGTCGTAGCCGACGGTGTTGGAGCTGACGCCGAGCTTGAACATGTTGAACGGCACGCCGACCTTAACCAAGTTCTGGTGAACCAGGACAGGGTTGGTCGAATCGTCGTTTTCCATGAACAGTTCGACACGTTTGGCGGTGGTGTCGACGAACGAAGGATCGCGCATCAGCCGGATCAGAGGAGTGCGAATGGCGTTCGAATAGCGAATATCGGCGTTCGGGTTCTGCGAAGCAGCCAGATCGTAAACATCGCCATTGGCGATCTTGGTGACGACGACGGTTTCTTCGGTAGCGATGCGCGGCAGGATACGATCGATCAGCGACTTGAAGACGCGCAGCATGGTCAGCGAGATCGACAGACGAACATCGGTGACGACGCTATCGATGCCTTCACCGAACGACTCGCCGGCAGCGATATCGTTAGTGACAGCATTGACACCACCATTGCCGAACAGCGAGCCCAGAGCGATGCATTCGGTTCCGGCAACGCCGCCCTTGGCATCAGCAAAGTTGGCATTGGTCGAATGCAGATGCCCCATGACACCAAGCGTAGCAGCTTCGATGGCCGCCGCAATGCGAGGATTGGTACGATCCAGACGATTGTTCTGGGTCGAGCCGCTCATCGATTCGATGGTACCGATGACGAAGTTTTCAACGGCGGCCAGGTCGATGCGCTCTTCAGCGCCACGAATGACGGTCATCGGCTTGTCGAAATATTCCAGGCCGGCAGCATTGGTGACCGAAGCAACCAATGAATTCGAACTCAGAAATGATTCTGTCGCCGCAGCCAGAGTGAACGCAGCACCCAGAGACAGACCGCTGTTCTGGGCAACACCACGCAGCTGCTGCTTCCATGAATTAAGTTTGCTCATTGTCAAAGAACTCCTGAAATACGCGTATTAAGACCAAGCTTGGTCAAGAGCGTTTTGGTTGCATCAATGGAAGATGTGAATAACCACAGCTTACACCATTCGTCAAGATAGGCTTTAGTTTCTGAAGAATACTGAGGATCATTCTTAATATCACCATTGAGTTTAGCAACAGCGAGTCTAACAAAATGATCATTTAGAGTCTCTTTGGAATCGATCAGCGGAATGAACAGCTGAGAATTCTCATCTTCGGAGATTTCATCAGAGACTTCAGATGATGCAGAACCATCGTCTTGATTGTCTATATTATCATCATCACCATTATCTATAGTGTTTGTATCACCAAAGTTAGCGTCATCAGATGTTCCATCGCCAGATTCATCGGTTCCTTGTGAATTGGTGTCATCATCGCTGATAGTACTATCAGGATTAGCATCACTATTACTATTATTATTGGTAGTATCTTCACCAGAAATATCAGAACTTGGGGAAGCATCAGACGAATCATCTTTGTTAGGAACTTTCGTTTCATCGTCTGATCCCTTTGTGTCTTTATTATCTACTGTATTTTCAGGATCATCTTCTTCTGATATGGGTTTATCTGCTTCGATATTATCATCTTGATTATTTTCAGTGGCATCTGTTTTATCTTCATTTTCCTCATCGTCTTCTTCATCATCTTTAACATCGCCTAGAGCTTCTAATCCATAAAAATATCCAGTATCGTGTCCACTACCGGATACGAAACCATTTGGTGATTTTTTATAATAATAATCATCAACATAAATAAGAACTCTATCAATACTATCATAATTTTCAATTCCTTCTAAAGCATCACGTATTCTTTCCCAATAACGAGTGGCGTCTTTAACATCATAAATGTAATAACCAGTATTGTCGGCACCAACATTTTCAAAATTGCTAACATGTATGGCAAATGCTTTATTCTTAGTATATTTCAAACAAAGATTTGCACAGACAAAATTCTTATATGAAATAATACCATTATTAATAGCATTAATAGGAAGAGCAGTCAATGCAATAACTTTAGCAATTTCTAAAAAGCTAGGTTTCATCGTAAGAAACTTAAGACTATTTATCATCTTCCAGTAATTATCCGAATTCTTATTAAATTTGCTATTACAAATCAATTCATCTGTATCAATGACAACATGATGGATAGGATCTAATTGTAATGGGAATAGATCGCTTTTCAAATTGACTCTAGGGACATAAAAAATAGTTTTTGTATTGGTAGTTTCAAAATTAATAGCTGAGAAGATAGCTAGAATACCATTTAATTTAGATAATCCGTGTTTCAGATATAATCCTTTTAATAAAGGAATATCACTATCAATAATATTGTTTGTATGAATATACTTATTTACATATTGACCAATCTGGCTATCTTTAACTGATTGAGACATAGTAATGATATTATCTTTAACCAATGATAATAAAGCAAGAACATGAGAATGAGTATTAGATTCAACAAATATATTAAAATATTTATACATAATAATTTGTTCTAAAAGAAGCTTATCATTATCAAGATCGACATTTCTAATGTCTATATTTATTTTAAGATCTAAATTAATAGCAGTATCATCAAAAATAACTTTATCAAGTACTGAAATATTTCTGAAAATATCATTTAAAACAATAAGTGGCTGTCTGTCCATGGGAGCATTGTCCTTCACTGGAGATTTAATAGATAAAAAAATCTATTAAAGACTTATAATATGTTAATTTGACGCTATAAATATTAGGAAACAGAAAGGGGATTTGTTGATGCTTTTTTCTCCTGACTTTTTTATTGATTGTATGATTCTACTTATTTATGAAAATTCAGATAAGACTAAAGCAACTGTTAAGGATCTTATTAAAATATATGACGATGATAGTAAAACAAATACGCCATCAGAAAATGACAATAGTCGTTTTTATGTTAAACTTATTAAAGAGATCCTGAGGAACAATATAACTAAAAATGACGAAGCTGGTCTAAAATCATTATTGTTGAAAATCAATACAGATAAGAGTGCTTTTAATAAATCAGAAACTTTAAAATTACTTGAAAGTATTTTCTTAAGTAAAGTGGAAATCAGTTTTCAACAATTAGAAGAGACTGCTAAGAAAGTACAAATGGCACTCATGTGGCATTTGATCAGTAAACATCAAAGACGCGGTTATATTGCTCTTAGTAAATTTGCAGATAGTTTAAATAGTGAAGACCAAGAACAAGAATTAAGTGAAATTAATAAACAAGCAAATGCTATTCAACAAATATTTGAAGAAGCTATGTCTTCTATGATGAAAAATACATTGGCTAAAAAACCAGTAGAAAGTATAGATTTCTCTGAGAAAGATTCTCTCAAGAAAGGTATTACAAAATATAAAGATAGAGCTATTAATGGTATATTCAAAACAGGCCTTCAAGGTTTGAATATCATGACTGGTCCTGGTCGTGGTGGAATCATGGAAGGTGAGTCTGTTGTTTTTTATGCTCTTCCGCATAACTATAAATCTGGTCTATGTATGAGTGTTGCTACTCATGCTATCTTGTACAATAAACCAAATCTCAAAGATATTTCTAAAAAACCATTAGCATTGTTCATATCATTAGAAAATGAAGCCTTCCAGAACATGATGTGGGTCTTCAAGCATTATTATGAAAATATTAATAATAAAGATTCTAGCGATATGGATGATGATGCTATTATTGATTGGATGTACAAATTCTTTAATAAGATGGGATGGTCGTTTATTATTCTTCGTTATCTTCCTTCAGAATTTGGATTTAAAGATTTTGTTAATGTTGTTGAATATTATGAGAACTCTGGATATGAAATAAAATTAGCTGTTATCGACTATATGAATCTTATGTATAAAGGAAATGGATCTGAACGATCTTCATCAGTCGGAACCCATCTTCTTGTTAAGGAACTTTTTAGTAATGCTTGTAATTACACAAAATCAAAAGGTATTAGTCTTATTACGGCACATCCTCTAAATCGTAAAGCAACCGAACTTGTAAATACTGGTATTAAGAATATTGTTAAACGATTTGATACAGAGCATATTGCAGAAAGTATGGATGTCGCTAGAGAAGTTGATCTTGAAATATTTATTCATATTGAAAAGAACCAAGATGGTATTTATTATCTCACGTTTAAACGTGGTAAACATAGATATCAAGATAAAACAAAAGATGCACATAAATTCTTTGCGTATAGATTTTCTGATTATGGTATTAAAGACGACATTGATGGTAAACCTACATTTACAAGAGATATTTATGCTATTCCTACAAATGATGATGATAGACAAAAACAACATGTTGTTATGGACATTTTCTAAATATTACAAGAGTGATGTGGGATATCCCACATCACTCTGTTTAAATCCATCTTATGAATTCCTCTCTCCTGAAAAGGACTCGTATATAAATGGTCGAATTTACGACAAAACCGCCAAAAATAACTTCAGATCCTACTGTCATATCTCCTAATGTAGTTCCTAACACTATTGCTTTACATAAAGCTCTTGGTAACTTAAATAAAAATTGGATGGATGTTTTAGATAAGTTAAGTGCTAACTTTACAAATATATTTAGTGAATCGTTATTATCATCAACATTTACAAATTCATCTACTGATATCCAATATGGTTGGATCTATTCTGGTTGGGAGAGTTTAGATGGTTCATTAACGATAGATTATGTTGAAGGTAGTATAAATAATTTTATTACAATACCTAATGTTTATGACAGTGCCGGGTATTATTTCTTATGTTTTGATATTAAAGAATTGACTGGATATTTAAATATAACTTTAAACGGCGAATCTTTAAGAACTATTACAACAACCGGTAGATGTGGTACAGTTTATCCTGTTAGTAGTTCACTTACTGATACATTAACAATTCAACAAGTTGATCCTGATACAAATGGATCAACTACTATTCTAAATGGTTATCTTATCAAAGTTAGTCAAGAGCTTTATGATTATATTAATTCACAAATAGCAAGTTATTTTAATTATTCTGATTTAAGTAATTATATTACAAAGAATGATATGGATCAGGCAGTTGGTACTATTCTAGCAACGACTATGCAAGCACACCTTGCTGCTAAAAATCCTCACAATATTACGCCAGAACTTATTAATGCTGCTCCTGTTAACCACACGCATAGTCAGTATGCTTTAAAAACAGATCTTTCTCTCATTGGAACATATAAACCAAATACGATCGTTTGTAATCTAAATGGTAATTATCCTAAAGAACTTTTTTCTGGATATATTGATGTTCCTGTTACCTTCATAACACAATATTTAAACCATATTTCCAAAACTAATTTTTGTTTACAATCAGGAACAATATTGATTAATGATAAAGATATAGATTGTGTTTCTATGATAGATGCAACAGTTCCTATCGATTCTAGATATGCAGTCATTCCTTCTTCAAAACTACCAACAGTTACATATACATTTACACAAACTCGACTATTAGAAACAATTAATATTGTTAGTAATGCATCTTTAGATACTGGATGTCCTTTAAAACTTATTGTTAGTACAAATGGATATGTAAAAGAATTTACATCCGTCTTTAATGAGAATATTTCTGGGTATCAATTATATTCTATTCCTATGAATTCTATTTCAGCAGATTCTATTACAGTTTCAATTGAACAGACTGATACAACTCTTGAAAATTATACATTCGGATTTGATATTATTTTTGCAGATACTAATTTAAATGATATTGCTATAAATACCAATATCGGTGTTGCTATGAGAACACCAGATAATTCAGCTACTTCTTTGATGTCTGTCATATCTCCTTTTTATTTTGATATAAATACCCTGGTACAAAATCATACATATATGGTTGCATATACATCTACAGATCAAGAAACTATTTCTTTAGAATTATATCCACTTCCTTATCTCTACACAAATAAAAAGAATTCCAATGGAATAAATGTATTTTCTGAATGCACAATAACGGATGCGTATTATAATATCCCTACTCTTACAAATATAGATATTACTGAAAATAATTACGATATTTATAAATACAATATGTCAACATCAACTTCTAATATTCTGTCAATCAATCAAGTTTTAATAAATCCATTAGTTATAAATGAAATAACAGTTCATTTTAATAAAGAAACAACAAATACTATTCCTAACACATTTAGTATTATAGTTAATTATGAAGATAATACAATAGATACATTTACTGTATCTACTTCAAATGTAAGTATTATTGATGGTCCTATTGGATATGCTACGATACAATCAAAACCAGTATCTTCTTTTATTATTTCATTGCAGACAGATGAGAATACTATTTGCGATTTAAATTATATTAATGTAAAAGTAAATACATTAACATATAACAATAATAAATGGTCTGATGGTAATATGAGAGGTCTCATTGGATACTTAACTGTTTTAGAAAATGGTTTTCAGTTAGATCCTATTTTTTATAACGACGTTTGTTCTTTACCTATTGCTAATTTAAGTGATTTAGAATTTTATACATATACAACTATTAGTAATCCATATCCTAATTTTATTATAAACGAATCTTCTTCGGATGATATTATTTATTATGAAAAATACAATCATACTACTAAACTAATATACACTTCTGCTGGTCCTAAAACAATGACTATTTTAGCAGATAGTTAAATTTGAAATAAAAAATACATATATATTAATATGTAGAGAAGACTGGTTAAGAACGCGTCTTGATCAGTCTATTCTCTAAAATCCGTTAAAATTGGGAATTAAATAAATGCACTTTGATATTTCCACGCTGACTGCTGACGCTTTGACTTCTGCTACCATGATTGGTACTCTTGTTTCGGAGTCCGCAGCCCCCCTCATCGACTGGGACAGCATGCGCAAGGAGATCGAATCCTGGCCGCTGGTCTCGGAGGTGCCGCAGGACAAGGACGTTCCGCAGCTGAACATGACTTCGATCACCGGCAAGACCTGCCGTGAGCTGGTCAAGGGCGGCATCAAGACCGAGAATTTCATCGCCATCATCAAGTCGATGCTGAATGTCCGCGCCCATGTCATGTCCTCGAACGCCGGCAAGGCCCAGACTCTTTATCCGACCGTGAACGAATATGGCGCCCGTGAAGTCGGCAATGTCATCGTCGTCGCCAACAAGCATGCCGGCAAGCCCCGGTCGATCAACATCAATCGCCAGGCTTATGACCATCCGAAGAATGCCAATGACGAGACCCGTGGTCGTCAGCGGCACGTCAGCTGCGTCGTCGAAGTCGGTGGCTATATCGGTTTCGCTTTCTACAACAAGTTCTCTCCGAACACCCTGATCCAGACTTTCTTCCAGGTCACGCATGTCATTCCGCTCGGCGGCGACAGCAAGCTGTTCGAAATCGGCATGACCCTGGTTCATGCGGCGTTCGCTTCGGCCGCCGACGGCAAGGTCCTGGCCACTCCTCTGGAAGATGATACTCCGCTGGCCAATCTGATCGATGCGATGCAGCGTCGTTTGGCCGTCGGTGCTCTTCAACTGGATTGGCCGCTGTACAGTCAGATCTTCGTTCCGCATTTCGGCCTGAAGAATGACACCGCCGCCGGCATCGCCAAGATCGATCATTGGAAGGATCTGCACTCCGACACCGTGACTGCCAATCTCGACAAGCCGGTCAGTGCCGACATCACCGACATTGAAATCGATCTGATGCACAATCTGGTCGAAGCGCGTGCCACCTCCACGCCGAAGACCGACGGCGATGGCAATGCCGTCTATGATGAAACTGCTCTGGTCATCAGCCATCACATGGACGACACCGGCAATACCATCCGTGCGATGATGACCCTGATCAACAACAACGAAACCATCTGGACCGGCGTCACCGACATCACGGCCAACAACTTCGATCGTCCGGTCGGTGATGACATCACCTATCCGAGCGGCAAGTTGAAGGCGGCGGTTCTCGATCCGGCCCTGATTCTCGGCGCCACCACGTTCCAGCGTCTGAAGACCGACGTCATCAATCGTCAGGTCGAAGGAAAGCATCCTGTGGAGAACCCGACCATCCTGGGCATTCTGCGTTAAGCAGAAAACCAACTAAAGTAGATACGGAGGAGCGCAAGCTCCTCCGTATCTCTTTATTTTTTTATTTTAATCATAAACCAATTTACTCAAAGTCAATTTAAAATTATGTTCTACCATTTGAAATGATTGAATAACTGTAGCATATGCATCTATTTGAATAGCAAATATTCTTAATATATTACTCAAGTCACGAATATCATCAGTTGTTAAGTTAAATGTTTTCTTGTTGTTTTCTAATTGTGAAATTATTTTATCTGTTTCTTTCTCTAAATCAAATATATGTTTTCCATGAGAAATAGAGTCTTTGAAAGTATCATCTAGTTTCAGTAAATGATCTGTAATATAATTTAAATCTTCTACGGAAGAAACAACATTTTTCAAAATGGTATTAGAAATACTATTTTTTACAAATATAGTTTGTAGTTGTTTTTCAAGATATGAAATATCTACTTTATTGATCTTTTCTAGAATATGTCTAATTTTATGAAATTCTTTATTTATTATAAATTTATGCATAACCTCTATAGTGTCATTGATATCTATTTTATCAAGAAGTTTAAATAATGTATCTGTAGCATATCTATACGTACATATCATTCCGGTTGGTATATAGATCATAGAAAACATATTTATTTCTTTATTTTTTAGATAAGAATTTACAGCAGTATGATTAGAATCAACAAATACTTTTAATTCTGATCTTTTAAAATCACTAAATAAGCCTAATATACTTGTACTAAGATTCTTAAAATATTTAATAAAGAAATCAAATATTTTATTTTGGAATGAAATATTTTCTAATCCATAATAGTCAATATCTGTCAGATACTGATTTAAAGGAACATACGAAATGTCTGTTCTGTAAATCATGTCTACGATGCTCCTACTAAAAATGTTAATTGATTTCCATTGGTATCACTACTATTATAAGATGTAAATTCTCCAACATAACCATTTAATGGATATTGAGTATCTCCTATCGTCATTAATGTTGTATTGTCCATCGTAAATCCATATGCTTCTAATGATACTAATGTTTTATTCTTTGCTAGAATAGAAATACCATCTACAGAATATCCAAATGCTATCGCTGTTTCAATTCCAGTATTTATTGATGTTGTAATCTGTAAGTTCGTATCTTCGTATGGACAGGTTATAGTTAAAATGCTATTCATAATAACAAACGTCAATCCATTATCAAACGATAATAATACTTTTTCAGTCGTATCATTAAATGCTACAAATCTTAATACGAACATACCTTCTTGAGAATTTAATGAAATAGGAATATTTAAAGTATTAACAGGAATTGTTTGTTGTGATCCGTTCGTAATAATAAGAGGATGTAAGCCAGGAATAATAGTTTGTTGTAATCCATAGATAATAAATAAAGGAGCATCTGTTCCTAAATATATATCGCTGTCTAATGAAGGAACTGAAATTACACTAACCGAAGAAGTAATATCATTTGTTGATTTATAATCAAATCCTAATTTAATAGAACCATTCGGTAAAAAAGAATAATAGGTTGTAAAGTCGCTACATGTAGAGATGATAGTTTGTTCTTGAAGATCAATATAAAAATAATCAGATACTTTATCTGTTATAAATACTTTTATATATCTATTTGAATTTAATGGATATATCATAAAATTTAAATTCAATATATTTGAAGAAGATAAAGAAAATGGATACGTAAATCCAAACATATTCGTAGAAGAATTATCATTCAATTGATAGTATTTAGATAATGAAGAAATAGAAGATGGTCTTATAGATGTATTTACTAATGATATATTTGATAGATCTTCACTAGATGTATTAATATTTGATAAAGCTCCATAAATAGGATACATCGGATCATTGAATGTATAATCTCCAACTAATCCATTTATATTAGAAAGATTACCATTAATATCAATAGTATTAATTTTCTGAATACTTAAAGAATATGATCCGAGAATAGAATTTATAAATCCATTAAAAGAAAAGACAGGATCTGATGTAGGAGGAATACCAGGCATAAAAGAGTTTATAAGATTAGAGTGTGCATTCTTATCCAGATTATGAAGGGATATCAAGTCTTCAACTTCTGTATTCGTAACAATAACAGAATCAAAAGAAGATTCTCCCATAACACCAAATATCTGTATTTCAAAATCTTTGTAAGTCCCAACATTTCCAGATAATAACCAGGCATTGTAAATAGCTTGCATAACATCAAGATTAATACTCATAGTATCGATATTGTGAGGATTTGAGTTATCCATTAAGTGATTATTGATAATATCTTTTAATGTTGAAATAGTATTCGGATCAAAGTCTTTTTCAATTGTTTTTATTCTATCTACAAGTGCCGACAATGAAAGAGTATCTTTATTTATTTTTACAGTATCATCTCCAGTTGTAATAGAGTCAAACCCTGTTATAGTTCCTTTGACCATTTTTTAAAGATCCTTTCCTCTGTTTCCTAGAAAAATAAATTTATTAAATCATCAGATAAACATCTATTATAAACAAATAATTCAGAAATAGATGTATCTTGAAATTTTATAGCATTTATTATGATGTTTGTTTTTAATGATTTAGATATATACTGAAATGAATTCGAAGTATCTGTATAGTAAATGTTTACAGATGTAGTATTCATACTTAACATAAATTTATTAATACCCATAACAAGAGGTAAAGATTGTGTTTCGGTAAAATCAGGACCATTGACAGTCAATATAAGTACATCTTCTTTTTTCAAGAAAATGATATCCGAATATCCAGCATTTGATATAAAAGTTAATAGATTTTTAGTTGATGTTAATTCATCTATATTAAAAGAAATAGAAATTGTATTTCCTATATCAGAACTAATTTGATTAATAGTAACATTTTCAATAAAATCACTAGGGATATAAGAGTATGCATATGTTGGAATATATTGAGGTATATTTAGATTCTTAAATTGTGTAAAGAGATCTGGATGTGTATCTATATTACTATTATGATCTGATATGTCATTCTTTGTTTCTTTTAAAGTAGCAAATAGATCTTTTGAACTTAAGAAAAACTTTATAAAACTTTGATAAGACATTGGGTATAAAACAGTTTTACAATATGCAGCATATACAACACTCAATATATTGTTTTGGATATAAATAAGTAGAGCAGTATAGTAACTATCAGTTTCACTTAAATTATAAAGATGACTGTAGAACATCGTTAATAGATTATCTATTTCAGTACAATCATAAATACTTTCTAATTGTGTTATCTTTTCATTTAATCTAGACCATGTTTTAAATGATAAAAGTTCTTGTTTTTTAGATCCTAAAATAGATGTAAAATTATGTATAGTATTGGTACTCATACTGATTTCCCTTTCTTTTAAAAAGGATTAGTCATAAAATGACAAAGTAAATAATAGTAAAAAATATATCTTTAAATAAAGTAAAAATACTATAAATTAACTTTAGTTCAGAAAAGGTATAAAAGATATGGTTAGTATCTTTTCATCTGTTTCTATCAAAGAAACTGCATTTACTCCACATTTTAATACTGGTACTCATTATGATAGTGCAACTGGTGTTTTTGTTCCTGGTCATCATGGTGGTATGATTATGAATGGTGGATTAACGTCCACGAATGCTACAGTTGGTCGTGAACAAATGTTTAAATCGACTGAAGCTATTAGTAAAGTTTTATTTACATTGATATTCTATCCAGATACTGATTGTATTATTTATGATACTGAATTTGCTCAGAAGATCCAGAGACTTCTCAAGTTTATTCCTGAAAGTCTTCGTAAAGGTATCGAAGAGCGCATTCGTATTATTAAAACAACTGACTATACTCCTGAAGAAGTCTTTAAACTTATTATTCAAATTGGTAAAATGAAATTAGAACATAAGAAAGATTTTACTGAAGAGTCTCCATTTACTGATATTAAAGGCGAGAAAATTAAAATCTTAAGACCTACTATTGTCGTATTCGATAGTTGGACAAAAATGAATAGCACTAAAGTTGTTGAAAGTTTTGAAAAAGTTGATGTTGGATCTTCTGATCAGAACATGGTATTCATGACAGATGGTAAGATGAAAACATTGATGATGTCACAACTTCCTGTGTTTGCTGTTAAGTACGGATTTATCTTTGTGTTGACTGCGCACATTGGTGATAAAATGGATCTTAATCCATATGCTGCTACACCTAAAGACTTACAGCATATGAAAGGATCTGATAAGATCAAAGGCGTTGGTGCTGATTTTACATTCTTGATTTCTAATCTAAGTGATACTCGTAAAGTTGAGTTATTGTTAGATAGCAATAAAAAATGTTTATATCCGATTAAGAACGGATCTGATGTTGAGCTTAGTGAATTAACAACGATTATTGCTAGAAATAAGAATAACGTTTCTGGTTCTATTTGTCCCTTTGTTGTTTCGCAATATGAAGGCATTCGTACTTCCTTATCATTTTATCATTATCTTAGAAATCATGATTATTATGGTTTAAATGGTAATAAGCAAGATCATGAGCTTTGTATTTATCCTGGTGAAAAACTATCAAGAACGACTATTCGTGTTAAGACTGATAGCGATCCTAAACTTCGTAGAGGATTAGAAATTGTAAGTCAATTTAAGTATATTAAAGATAATTGGAATCTATCTCTATTAGATGTTGATTTTACAATTGATATTAATAAATTTGCAGAAGGTATCTTGGGAAAAGATGGATTGGCTAATGATATATTAGAGTCTCGCGGATTTTGGACTTATGATAAAGAAAATACAACTCCATATTTATCTGTTTATGATATTGTTGCTATTGTTACTGGTAAATATGAGTCTAAGTATTTCAACCTCGGACAAAAGAAGGATAAATAAAATATGGATGCTATGAGTTTGGGTAAGGATTATGTTAGTAGTGAAATTATTAAAACCATTGATCTTATTAAAAGTATTAAAAATAAAGATTTGATGTATCACAGAATTACAAGTTTTCAAGATGTTAATCGTAGAGAAACGAATGAAGTTTTAGGAAATAGTATTAAAAAGTATATGTTTAAAGAAGATGGTACTGTTATTAAGAAAAGACTTTATAATCCAAGCACGACTACTTTTATTCTCGTCGAATTGGTTAATAAGAATAATATTAAAAAGATTTATTATTTTGATACTACTTTGTTCTTTAAGAAAATGGGATTAACATTACAAGATGTTAGTGAAGAGATAGTTCATCTTGAAAGTTTATTAAGTATGATCTCACAAAGGATCATCTAGACAATATAGATAACAGAAGAGAGGCTA